CCCGAAAGGTGGACATGGATTTAATGCTCCTGTCGAACTTGGTGGCCACTATGTCATGGTTAATGCTAAACTTGAAGCTGATGAGGGCAGTGATATTACTGCTGCTAATGACTTCAGAGAAGTTGGACTATTAATTGATCCCTATAATGTAGGAACAACGACAGTTGCTTCTGCGTCTACAGTTAGACAGAGTTACGCAATTAAGTTTGCCTCTGCTCCTGGCACAGACTTTGAAATTGATGAAAAGATTACACAATCTTCAACTGGTGCCGTTGGCAGAGTTGTTGAGTGGGATGCAACAAATAACATTTTGTATTATCTACAAGAGAGATGGAATGAGTATGGAAGTGTTGGAGATAAGTATATTGCTTTCTCTGGTAATAATGCTGTAACAGGTGCATCCTCTGGTGCTGTTGCTACTCCAGACACAAGTTCTAGTCCAACTGTTGTATTATCAAATGGTTCTATTACTTTCGCAAGTGGATACGCAAGTCCAGAACTAGAATCAAATTCTGGAAACATCATATATATTGAAAACAGACGCCCAATTTCTAGGGCAACTGACCAAACAGAAGATATTAAAATCGTAGTGGAATTCTAAAACATGGAAAAAACGAATCTCAATGTTAATCCTTATTATGATGACTTTGATGAGGAAAAACAGTTTCAGAGAGTTTTGTTCCGTCCTGGCTTTGCAGTTCAGGCGAGAGAACTAACTCAATTACAAACTATTCTTCAAAGTCAGATTGATAGACTTGGCAGACATATGTTCAAAGAAGGCTCTGTGGTTATCCCAGGCGCCTCTGGTTTTGACAATGAATTTTATGCTGTAAAACTACAGTCCAATTATAATGCATCTGATATTTCTGGTTACATTGACGATTATGTTGGAACAGTTATTACTGGTTCTGAAACTGGTATTCAGGCAAAGGTTATCTCTGCTGTTGCAGCAACTACAGCCGATCCTATCACTCTATATGTAAAGTATATTGATGCTGGAACAGAAAAGGATGTAGAACAGTTTCAAAATGGTGAACTTATTTCTGCTGATGCTGCTGTTGGTGCATTTGGGGTTGATGTTGAATCTGCTGTTCTATTAACATCTGATGCTACTGCTATTGGTTCGACTGCAAACATTCAAGAAGGTGTCTACTTTGTTCGTGGACATTTTGTTCGTGTTGCAGAACAAAGAATTCTACTAGACAAGTATGGTTCAACTCCAACTTATAGAATTGGTTTGGATATTTCTGAAACTCTTGAAACACCAGAAGAAGATACTTCTCTTTTGGATAATGCACAAGGGACTTCAAACGAAAATGCAAAAGGTGCTCATCGACTAAAGATTACACTAACGCTATCTAAGAAAACTTTAGATGATGTTAATGATGATAACTTCGTAGAACTTATGCGAGTTAAAGATGGTGTTCTAGAAACTCATGCAAGAAATACAGAATATTCTATTCTGGAACAAACTCTTGCTCGTAGAACATATGAAGAGTCTGGTGACTATACACTAGAAGACTTTGACTATGACATTCGTGAGACACTAGATAATGGTTTCAACGATGGAGTATATACATCATCTCAGACAACTGATAGTGGTAACACTCCATCAGATAACCTTTTAACCCTACAAGTATCTCCTGGCGAGGCTTATGTTCGTGGTTATGAGGTTGACATCATTTCACCAAGATATGTAGACATTGCAAAACCTAGAGAGGTTGCAACTGTTGAAGAAACAAATACTGCTATTGAAGTTGGTAACTTTGTTGTTGCAACAAATCTTAATACTATTCCAGACTTCTCTCCACAACTTACAACAGATGATTCTTCTGTTGCGTTTGATAAGATTGAACTCTATGACACAAAGACTTCAAGTCGTGGTTCTGCATCTGGAAATATCATTGGTTATGCAAGAGGACGCTCTATTGAATTTGTGAGTGGCTCTTCTTCAAGTGGTGTTTTTGCTACAAACTCTGAATATAAAGTTTACTTGTTTGACATTAGAATGTTTAACAAGATAACACTTAGTGGGACACCTTCTCCAGCAATTGTTGGTGGAGAAAGAATTGATGAGATTGATGTCAATACTGGTCTTCCTACTGGTAACTATGGTTTTGCTGCCTCAGACTCAAGTGGAACAACTCTTTACTTAACATCTGTTGTGGGAACTATTTCTTCTGCAAATAAATTTAAAACTTCTGCTACAAATTCAAATATAGTTAATAGTGGTTCTACGGAACTAACTGTTTCTTCCGTTGAAACATTTGCTTTTGAGAATGTTAAACAACTATTCATGGCAGAAAATTATGGAACTGCAACTCCAAACTTTACTGCTGATGTCAAATTAGAAACTGAGGTTACTCTTTCTGGAACATACAGAACAGAGACAACTGGAACTGATAACTTGATTGGTATTTCTGGTTATGATACCAGTGAGGTAAAGGTTGGCGATATTCTAGACATTCCTGTTGGTGATGGAACAACAGAAGAAAGAGTTGTTGATGCTGTTACCAGCACTGCAATTTCTTTCACTGCGGCTCCTTCCACAGATAATGTTACATCTGCGAACATCATTCGAAAGAGGGCAAAACTTACCGATCAAGATAAAAATATTCTTCTTCGTAAGTTGCAGAAAGAAACTATTAAGACACTTAAAACAGAATCAAATAGTTTCGTTTCAGACACAGACGTTTATGTAAAAGAACAATTTATTTCTACTTCAAACTCTTCTGGTGAAGTTGCTATTGGTGCAGACACCAATGGAACATTCCTCGCAAAAACAAATAGTAATTATGTTGTAACAGTCCTTACTGCTGGAACTGCTGGTTCTGCTGCTGCTGGTGATATGATTGATGTAGAAGACTTAACAATCACTGGTGTTAATACTGCAAACGCAACACTGACCAGTTCTGCAATCTTTGGAGATGGCGCAGTAGTTAAGATAACTGCAACTATTCTAAAAACAAATACAAATGAGGTTACTAAAACTAGATCAAGAGCTCAACTTGTTCATGTAATTAATGATAGTAATGGTGCAGTATATGGAACATCTTCTATTCATAAAGACATATCTTTAGGTAAGTCTGATGGTTACAGAGTTTGGGCTATATACGATTCTGGAACTGCTGGAACTGCGGCAACTCTTCCAGAATTTGATGTAGGTTCTTCTATTGTAGGAACACCAGTAAGGGGTGAGGTTATCACTGGTGGCACATCTGGTGCTCGTGGTATTCTTATTAATGAAACAAATCCATTTGCATATGCTCTTATTGGAACTACAGACTTCTCTGTTGGAGAAACTGTTACTGGTTTTGAATCTGGTGCTACTGCTACAGTTGGGACTATTACCGCTGGTAGCACTCTAGTTACAACTAGTTATGATTTTGATAACGGACAAAGAGACAACTACTATGATATTGCTCGTATAGTTCGTAAACCATCTGCGACCCCACCATCTGGTGATTTGCTGGTCGTATGGGATTATTTTGGACATTCTACTGGAGCATTCTGTTCTGTAGATTCGTATTCTGATATCGGTTATGCAGATATTCAAACCTATACTGCAACTAAAGTTGATCCAGAACAAAGAGAACCTTCTGGTGAATTTGACTTGAGAGATTGTATTGACTTTAGGGCAAAGGTTGCCGATGTTTCTGTTGGCTCTCCTCAAAGTATTACTTTATCTACTGGTTCTGTTTCTGCTGAAGTTGTCACTGGTTACTCCTTTAACTTTGAAGGAAGAACCTACGGTGGAACAGGCGGTAACGATATTCTTATTCCAGTAGATAATCAAAACGTAACTTATAATCTAGAACATTATCTTCCTAGAATTGATTCTGTTTACTTAACTCCAGAAGGTGACTTTAGAGTTATTTCTGGAACTCCTGCTGAAAGTCCAGAGGCACCGGCCGAACTTGATAATGCTATGAAGTTGGTTACTTTGGATATGCCTGCGTTTGTAATTAACATTGATGATATTCGTGTTACACCAGAAATACATCGTAGATATACAATGCGTGATATTGGTAAACTAGAATCTCGTATTGAAAATATTGAATACTATACATCACTTTCTCTTTTAGAAAAAGACACGGAGTCTTTCCAAATTCAAGACGCAAACGGACTTGACAGATTTAAGTCTGGTTTTGTTGTAGATAATTTTGCTGGACATGGAACTGGAGATGTTAGACATCCCGATTATAAAGTTTCTATGGATTTACAGGCTGGAGAACTTCGTCCAAAGTATAACATGAAAAATGTTAAACTTAAAGAAGTAAACGATGTTGACGAAGCCGATGTTGATCTTGCAAGGGCAGGAGATAATTATGTTGTCTCTGAAGCTGACATTGCAACCCTTCCATATGAACATGTAGTTGTTGCTGAACAACCGTATGCAACTCGTGTTGAAAATCTAAACCCTGTTCTTAATTTTGCATGGGCTGGTAATATGATACTAAAACCTTCTGTTGATAGATGGTTTGAAGTTAAACGTCTTCCTGCTCTTGTAATTAATCGTGAAGG